GCCATGATCTGGAGCGCCGACGGACAGACCTACGCGAGCGCGAAGGACAACGCCCGCGCGCTCTACGCCGACACCCTCATGCCCCTGCTCACGATGGTTCAGCAGCGCCTGACGAAGCGGCTGGGACCGATGGTCGGGGCGCCGGAGAACGAGTACGTCGAGTTCGACATCTCAGCGAAGCTCCAAGGATCCTTCGAGGAGCAGACGACGGCCATGCAGTCGAGCGTCGGCGCGCCGTGGCGCACCCGCAACGAGGCGCGCGCCATGCAGAACCTCCCTCCCGTGGAGGGCGGAGACGAGCTGATCACGCCGCTCAACGTCCTCGTCGGCGGCCAGGCGTCGCCGACCGACTCCGCGCCCAAGATGATGCCGGTCTACGTGCCGGCGGGCGGGAAGTCCGGATCATGCGCGCACGAGACGCGGCGGGGACGGAAATCCGGAGCGGCGCCGAAGGGGCTGCGCATAAAGGCGGAGCCCTCCGACGAGGAGACCGAGGCCATCGCCGACGTGCTGCGCTCGTTCTACGCGCGCCAGCGCAAGGCGGTGCTGTCGGCCATGGGCGCGAAGTCGGGCGGGAAGTCCGACGGCGCTCCCGAGTGGTGGGACGCCGAGAGGTGGGACCGCGAGCTTGCCGACGACCTCGCGTCCGCGATGCTCGCCGGATCCGCTGCTGCCGCCCGCCGCGCCATCGAGCAGATGGGCGGAGATCCCGATGACTACGACGAGCCCAGGACGCGCGCCTACATCCTCGCGTGGGCGCAGGCGAGGGCTGCGGGCATCAACGCCGGGACGCTCGCCAGGCTCCAGGCGGCCCTCGACGGCGACCTGTCGGACGACGCGGTGGGCTCCACGCCCGCCGGCGTGTTCGACAAGGCCGAGGGCCACCTCGCCAGGCAGCAGGCGCTCACGCTCTCCACCCAGGTGGCGGGGTGGGGCGCCATGGAGGCCGCCCGGCAGCAGGGCGGCAAGGGGATGATGAAGACATGGCGGTCGCACAGCAGCCGAAACCCCCGAAGCTCGCACAGGCGCATGAACGGCGAGACCGTGCCGATCGACGATAAGTTCTCAAACGGCGCCGACTGGCCGGGCGACTCGATGGCGCTTCCGGTCGAGGAGGTCGCCAACTGCCACTGCACGGTGGAGATAAGCATGACGAAAGAGCTCGGAGAAGACGAGATCTTGAATTACGAGGCCGACAACCTCGGCACGTCGCCCCTCTCTTCGAAAGAACTCAAGGACATGAAAGCCAGGAAACCTAAAGAGTGGTCTGGCTATGTGAGGCTGTCGCAGCTCGGTTTCCGGCAGAAGATGATCCATGAGCAAAAATCGGCTTCGGCGAACATCGATTTAGAGCTTGAGGTGGACGGTGAGCTCGGATACTGGGATCTCAAGACATTGTCCGGGGGCGCGCACGCGCTTAGAAAGCGCCTCAAAGAGGGCTATTCGAAATGGGAAAGGCTATCGGCGGAAGGGGCTGTCGTTCCAGACGGAATCGATATCGGAAGACTAGGTAACCCGAAGATAGTGGTCGACAACCGATACAGCAAGATTTCTGACGAAGAGGCTACCGCGCAAATCAGGGAGTCGATGGACTACCTGAGCTCCAATGGGGCTTTCGCGTTCGATAAAGCCCTCATCATAAAGAAGGACGGAAGTGCCGAAGCGATAAGCAGGCAATGAAAAAGGCGGTTCCAGAACCAGACTGAGCCCGGAGCGGAACCGCCAAGCAAATTCATTTTACCACGTCGGGACGTGGCGGAACAGGCATACGCGCGGCATTCAGGATGCCGTGGGGCAATCCGTGCGGGTTCGAATCCCGCCGTCCCGACCATAACAGCGAGCAACCGCCTACGGGCGGTTTTTTCATGCCCTGAAACCTACGGAAGGAGCGACATGGCTCTGAGATTCAAGGACTTCGCCATCAAGGAGGCGACCGACGAGGGCAACGGCGGCTTCACCGGATACGCCGCGACCTTCGACCGCGAGCCCGACAGCTACGGCGACGTGATCGCCAGGGGGGCGTTCGCCGAAACGCTCAAGGAATGGGCCGCGAGCGGCAAGCCCGTGCCCCTGCTCTACGACCACAACTTCGGCGATCCCGACTACAACATCGGCACCGCCGAGCTCTCCGAGGACGACAAGGGCCTGCTCGCCGTCGCATCGTTCGACGGATCGCCCAAGGCCCAGCGCGTCCGCGAGCTCGTGCGGGAGGGCCGCCTCTACAAGATGTCGTTCGCGTTCGACATCCGGGACGAGGGGACGGTCGAGCTCGAGGACGGCACCAAGGCCAACGAGCTGCGCAAGCTCGACCTCTACGAGGTGTCGGTCGTGCTCGTGCCCGCCAACTCGCACGCCGAGATCATCGAGGCCAAGCACCGCGCCAAGTACGGGGCGACCATCTCGAAGGCGACGGGGCGCGAGCTCTACGAGGTGCTCGACGCGATCGACGGCATCCGGGATGAGGCCGACGAGGCGGCGAGGCGCATCCGCGACCTGCTGGAGGACGTCGAGGAGCCTCCGCGGGAGCCAGACGAAGGAGACGACGCGGACGAGGGCGGATCCGAGGAGGAGCCCGGAGGGGCCAACTCGGACGCCAAGTCGCGCGAGTCCATAGCCGCAAGGCTCAAAACCCTGTTGAAACACGAATAGAGGAGGAAGAATGAACCTCAAGGAGAAGCTGGAGAAGCTGCGCAAGGAGGCCGAGGGCCTGCTGGCGAAGGTGGAGGCCGGGGACGCCGAGGCGCTCAAGCGCGCGTCCGCGCTCGCGGACGAGATCGAGGAGACCGAGAAGGCCCTCAAGGAAGCCGAGGCGTTCCAGGCCAAGGTGAAGAGCATCGGAGCCCTCCACGGCGCGGACGGCGAGGGCGGGGACGCCCCCGCGAAGAGCCTGGGCGAGTTCGCCGCAAAGGGCATGAAGGAGCGCGGCGTCAAGTCCGGCGGCCGGTTCTCCGCGAACCTCGGCACGTTCTCCAAGGCCGCCGCGTCGCCGATGGCAACGCCGTCCGGCGTGTCCGCCGCGCTCGCGGACGTGCAGGAGCGCCTGTACGAGGGGCCGCGCCGCCGCCTGGTCATCGCCGACCTGCTGGGGCAGGAGACGACGAGCCGCTCCGCCGTCACGTACTTCGTCGAGTCCGAAACGGTCAACGGCGCCGTGGCCACCGTCGCCGAGGGATCCGAGAAGCCCCTCATCAGCTTCGGCGACCCGACGCCCGTCACCGAGTCCGTGCGCAAGATCGCGGCGGTCATGAAGGAGTCCGACGAGATGATCGACGACCTGCCCTGGCTTGCCTCCGCGATCGACAACCGGGGCATCTACCTCGTGCAGCTGTTCGAGGAGGACCAGCTGCTCAACGGCAACGGCTCGGGAACCAACCTGAACGGCATCCTGAATCGCACGGGCATCCTGACCGGGCAGACCGCGGCCGGCGAGCCCAACGTCGCCGACGCGATCTTCCGCGCGATGACCGACATCTCCACCAACTCCCCGTTCACCGCCGACGGCATCGTGATCAACCCCGCCGACTACCAGACGCTGCGCCTGGCGAAGGACTCCAACAACCAGTACTACGGCGGCGGCTTCTTCCAGGGACAGTACGGCAACGGCGGCGTTATGGAGCAGCCGCCCATCTGGGGACTGCGCACGGTCGTCACCCCCGCGATCGCCGCGGGCACCGTGCTCGTCGGCGCGTTCCGCCAGGGCGGATCGGTCATCCGCCGCAACGGCCTGAGCGTGGAGATCGCCAACCAGAACGAGGACGACTTCGTGAACAACCGCATCGCGATCCGCATCGAGGAGCGCCTGGCGCTGGCCATCCGCTACCCGAAGGCGTTCGCGAAGGTCACCGTCGAGGCGGCGGCGTAGCGATGCGCGCCGTGGTGAAGAGGTCGTTCCTCGACCTCAGGGAGAAGCGCGCCCGCGAGGAGGGCGAGGTGTTCGAGCTGACCGAGGATCGCTTCAAGGAGATCAACCGGAAGCTCAACGGCTACATCGCCGAGACCGACGCCCCCGCGACGGCGGAAGCCGACGCCGCGGTGGAGGAGGAAGGCGCCGAGGAGGCCTCCGTCGAACCCGAGGCGGAGGCGAAGCCGAAGCGCCGGACGGCGTCGACCAGGGCGAAGAAGCCGGCGGACAAGTAGCGGAAAGGGGGAGGCATGGAGGCCATGTACACGCCCACCGCATGGGGCTACTCGGTGGCAACCGAGGACGGCAAGCTGCCGCCCATCATCACGCCCGAGCAGCTGGAGGAGTCGACCGGGGGGCGCTTCGGAGCGGACACCCCCGGCGTCGGCACCGTGCTCGAGGGCGTGAGCGCGGTCATCCGGGACGCGTGCGGCTGGCATGTCTCCCCCGTGCTCGACGTCGAGGAGCGCACCGGCGGCCCCGGCAAGGTCATCGCCCTGCGCACGCTCATGATGCCGGAGGATCCGGAGGTGGTCGAGCTGGGCGAGGAGCTCGGTCCGGGGCAGTTCGAATGGGACCAGCGCGGGCTCATAAAGCGCGCCTGCTTCCGATGCTGGCCGGAGGGCTGGGGGAGCGTCGTCGCCAGGTACAGATCGGGCATACCGCCCGAGATGGCGCCCGCCCTCGTCGCGGTCGCGGCCCAGGTCGCGTCCAACGCCCTCGCGGCCCCGGCCGGAGTGCAGAGCGAGCAGGCCGGGAACGTGTCCATCAGCTACAACCAGACGGCGTCGGGCGTGAGCGGCGGCGTGAGGCTGCTCGACAGCGACCTCGCTATGCTGCGCGTCTACATGCTGGGGGAGGTGCTTTCCTGATGGCCCTCCCCAGCTTCTGCAGGGAGGCGGTGAAGGTCTCCCGGGCGCCCCTGATCGACCAGCGCGGGACGAAGGCGCGCGACTGGGCGAACGCGGAGGAGCACGAGCTGGCGGGATGCTCCGTCCAGTTCGGCTCCACCTCGACCGACCGCGGCGAGCCGCGG